CNTNNTCACTAGCAGAACTGACCTAACTAGCAACTGACATCATGGCTAAAATTCGTAAGGAAGTTCCCAATCCCGGCGCGGGCGGCAGTTACTTGTTTGACCCAAAAACTGGGAAACTTACACTGATTACAGAACCACCCGCTCCCACTGACAATGGCACTAACCCGGAAGAAATTCCTGATCGCGAAGATTGAATCAACTTACGGGACGGATCCAACTCCCGTTGGTGGTACTGATGCGATCCAGGTCACCAATCTTGAAGTGACTCCTATCGAGTCTGACAACGTTCAGGCTGCGGCTTATCAAGGTTTCATTGGCAACAGCACTCGCGCAACCTTGGTTGCAAACAAGCGTGTCAGCGTCACCTTTGATGTTGAACTTGCTGGTTCTGGCACTGCTGGCACCGCTCCTGCGTTTGGCCCTCTGCTGAAGTCCTGCGGCCTGTCTGAGACCACTGTTGCCGACACCAGCGTTACCTATGCGGGTGTAAGCAGCAGCTTTGATTCCGCCACTATTTACTGCTTCTACGACGGCACCCGCCACAAAATCACTGGCGCTCGCGGTTCTGTCAGCTTCAACTTCACCGCTGGTCAGTTTGCTACGGCAAGCTTCAACATGATCGGGATCTACAACGCTCCTGATAACACTGCTTTGTCTGGTGATTTCACTGTTGCCAATCAAGCTGCAGCGCTTGAGGTCAACAACACCAACATGACCACCGCTACTTTCTTTGGTGAAGCAACTCAGCGCATTGAGTCGTTTGATCTGGCTCTGAACAACGAGCTGATCTACAAGGAAACCGCTTCTAGCAAGGAAGTGTTGATCACCAACCGCGCCCCTGGCGGTACTGCTGTGATCGAGGCTCCTGCAATCGGCACCACCGATTACTTTGCTGATGCCATTGGCGTTGCAACCGCTTCCACCAGCCTTGTGCTTGGTGCAACTGGCGGCAACATCGTCACTCTGACGGCTGCCCAGACTGATGTTACTGGAGTATCATACGGTGATACCAACGGCGTAGTTTCGCTTTCGATGCCCTACCTGGCTCTGCCCAGCACCAGTGGCAACGACGAACTGAGCCTCCAGTTCACCTGATTCCGCGTGGCATTCGTCCTCAAGAAGACTGCTTCCTACAAGTGGGAAGTCAAGGTTGAAGTCCCTGTTGACGGCAACCAGTTTGAAACCCAGGCGTTTGAAGCAGTCTTTAAGAAGATCAGCCGCTCATTGTTTAATGATCTCGTCGATAAGGGTGACGATGCCCTTGTTGGCGAGATTTTGCTTGGCTGGGAAGGCATCAATGACGAGGCCGGTAAGCCTGTGCCGTTTACCGAAAAAAACAAAAAACAGCTTTGTGACGATCCCTATGTGCTGCGTGGCCTGATTCAGGCTTATGCAGACAGTGTCACTGGGGTGACAGCAAAAAACTAAAAGACGCCGCTAGGTACTGGGCCAAGGGCGGCGTTGTTGACGAGAGAGAAGCTGATTTAAAAGCTTTAGGCGCAAGCCCAGAGCAGATTGCTGCAGCCCGCTTGGAAGCCGTTGAGCAGCATTGTGAAGTGTGGGAAGAGAACTGGGAAATTGTGCTGATGTTTATCCGTATGTCGACGCAATGGCATACCAGCATGGCTGGGCTGACGGGATTGAACTACCCGAGTCTTGAATGGCTCTGTAAGCTGTATTCAGTCAAGGATCCTGTCGCTGTATTTGAAGGCGTACAGGTGATGGAAACAACGGCCCTGTCAGTCCTGAACGCGGAACGCAAATGAGCATCACTTCTGAGATTCGGCTCCGCGTTAAAAAGGAAGGTGATGTTGTACTCAATCAGTTGAGTGCAAAGCTGAATGATGTTGCGTCACGGTCAACAGTAACTAGCGCAAAATTTAAAGATCTCTCTGCAACGTTGAGACAGACCGACAGTCAAATAAGAACAAAAAGTATTAACGGCTTAAATGATTACGCTCGTGCTTGGCGTGAGCTTGCAAATAACGTTGACATCACCAGCAAAGAATTTAGAGAAGCAACAAGAGAAGCGCAGCGTTTTGAGCGTGAAGCAGCAAAGGCTCAAGGACGCCGCGGCGGCGGTCGTTTTATGCAGGCCGCAAAAGGTGTCGGCGCTGTAGCTGCTGGGGGCATCTTTGGTGGCCCTGAAGGCTTTATTGGCGGCGGTATTGGTTTAGCGCTTGGCGGCGTTGGCGGAGCTGCCGTTGGCGCGGCGATTGGCGCTTATGTCAAAAATATACGTGAAGCTCTTGGCGAGACTGCATCTTTTACGGCTGCTATTCGCAGGCAAGAAATCGCTTTGCAGGGCGTAATTGGTAATGGCAGTAAATACGCATTTGCCCTGGATTCAATTAATAAAGCGACCAGAGATTTTGCAATACCGACAAGCGTATTAACCAGAGAATTTACAAAACTGCAGGCTTCTGTGCAGGGTGCCGGTGGAAACGTTGAAGAAACCAATAAAACGTTTAGGGCAATTGTTAGTTCAATTCGTGCCACTGGTGGTTCGATTGAAGATGTCCGTTCCGCTTTGACAGCAACCGCGCAGGTATTTAGCAAGGGTAAGGTTTCCGCTGAAGAACTACGCCAGCAAATTGGTGAACGCTTGCCTGGTGCATTTACTTTGTTTGCCGAATCAATTGGCAAAACACCGGCTGAATTAGATAAGGCCCTTGAAAAAGGTGAAGTTAGCTTGCAAGACTTTATGAGTTTTGTTGAGTTGCTTTTGGGAAGGTACGAACAAAACGCCAAAAAGATTGCTAGCGGCCCAGAAGCGGCAGGCGATCGATTGACGGTTGTGCTTGAAGATTTGAAAAAGACTACTGGTCCAATCCTTGCTGATATTGGTGCATCTTTTCAATCATTTGCGGCAGAAGCCGCTACTGCCATTGACAATTTAATTAAAAAACTCGGTGAATTTGGCCGCGAAATGGAGGAGAAATTAGGCGGCAAACTTCTTGAAAATGCAATTAAAAACGTACAGAGACAAGATGCAATTATTCAGAGATTTGCACGCCGTACAAAAGCTGGTTTGCAATTAACAGAACAAGAGCAGCAGCAACTTGCGCTGGCTCAAACTTTAAAAGCAGGCAGCATGCAAATCATTGAAGCAGCCAAGCTTGGTCCATCGGTGCCAACGCCAAGCAAATTGCCAGGTACACCAGAAGAAGAACAAGAGTCTGACAAGCCCCAGAAAATAAAAAAAGTGGTGCAGGCGTCAAATGAATTAGTTGCGCTGTATCGTCAGTTTTACGGGGAAAGCAATGAATTTAAAAGAATACAAATTCAATACGATATTGATATGCAAAAGTTACAAGACAGGGGATTGACTGGCAATAACTTAGAGATTGGTCAACTGCAGGCACAAGAAAGACTTAAAAAGTCTCTTATTCGGCTTGGCGACAAAGCCGGTAAAGGTTTAGCCAAACAATTAATGGCACAAAAGCAGATTAAAAAGGAGCTAACTGAAACACAATTATTAGGGCAGCAAATTGTCACTACATTTGCCCAAGGAATGGGTGATGCACTGCTAAACCTGTTTGATCGCGCCAAGTCTTTCCGCGAGCTGCTTGGTGACCTGCTACGTCAAACGGCAAAGTTGATCTTGAACTTTGGGCTACAAGCTGCAACCAAGGGCATTTTCCCTGGCCTGTTTCCGCAGGCGATGGGTGGCATCATGACCGGCAGCGGTCCTGTACCGCTTAAAAAGTATGCCAAGGGTGGCATTGCTTACGGTCCGCAGATGGCATTGTTTGGTGAAGGCAGTACACCAGAGGCTTATGTGCCGTTACCTGACGGTCGTTCAATCCCTGTCAAAATGAAAGGCGACAACGCTGGTGGTGCCAAGGTGACAGTCAACGTCGATGCTTCCGGCAGCAATGTCCAAGGCAACGGCAATCAAGCAAGTCAGCTTGGCAAGGCCATCGGCGCTGCCGTCCAGCAAGAACTGATCAAACAGAAGAAACCCGGAGGCTTGCTCGCGTAATGGCTATTTTTAGTGACGCTGGCGTGGGAACAAGCACAGGTGGCACAACACCTGATTTTGGTGCCCAAAAAAAAGTACAACCAAGAGTTCGTGTCGTCAGTTTTGGGGATGGCTACGAACAAAGATTGGCTTACGGCGTTAATACCCAACCCAAAAATTGGACGTTGCGCTGGTCTGCATCTAGCAATTCAGATGCTGATGCAATAGAAGCTTTTTTTGAGGCGCGTGGCGCTGTTGAATCTTTTGAATGGACTCCGTTACAGGAGGCTACGGCTTACAAATTCGTTTGTCGTGAATGGCAACGCGAACATCAATACGCCGATATCAACATTATTACTGCAACCTTTGAGCAGGTATTTGAACCCTGATGGCTTACACCGCTTGGGCAGCATTTAATGCTTACGCAGTTGGTCAGGTTGTACGCGCCACAACCCAGCAGGGCACGGGCTTTGTTTTCCGGTGCATTGTTGAAGGTACTTCAGGCTTCACAGAGCCTGATTGGCCAAAGGTCTTATACAAAACCAAGACCAGCGGCTCATCAAATGACGAGGGCTACGTCGTCGATGGCACCGTCACTTGGGCAGCAGTCAGCGCAGTATCCGAAGAACTGCAAAAGCTCTCGCCCAGCGCGATTATCGAATTGTTCCAGTTGGAGCTTGTTTCGGGCATCCATTACGATCCCGCTGCTGCACCTGCCACAACCACCTATTACTTCCACGCTGGCACGAACGAGCTGAGCGGCAACATCCAATGGGACGGGCAAGAATACACACGTTTTCCGGTGCAGGCTGACGGCTTTGAGTATGCAGGAACTGGTCAACTGCCAACGCCAAGCTTGACCGTCGCCAACCTCAACGGTTTGCTCACGTTCGCTTTGATTGAAGTCAACACCTATTCTCCGGGCAATGATCTGATCAAAGCCAAAGTCACCAGGATCCGCACCCTCAGCAAGTACCTAGACGCTGCAAACTTCACCGGCGGTAGCAACCCAACAGCAGACCCGCAGGCTGAGTTCCCGCGTGAGGTTTATTACATCGCCCGTAAAGCAACGGAAACTCGCGATGTGATCACCTGGGATCTTGCCAGCGTGTTCGACATGCAGGGCGTGCGTGGTCCAAAACGCCAAGCCATCCACATGTGCCAATGGATTTACAAATCAGCAGAATGCAGTTACGTCGGGGCACTACCTAGTTGCAGCAAGTCACTTAGCGCCTGCGAAGAACACTTTGGCACTAACAATCCGCTGCCTTTTGGCGGTTTCCCTGGAGTTGGCAAGTTCAGATGATTATTAAGGATGCTGCGAAAGCTGCTGCCCTGGCTCATGCACAGGCTGAGTTTCCGCGTGAAGCCTGCGGTTTGCTGCTGGTGATCAAGGGCAGACAGAAATACTGGCCGTGCAAAAACCAAGCAGTTGACGCCAAGGATTTCTTCAAGCTTGATCCTGACGATTACGCAGCGGCAGAGGAAAAAGGCGAAATCATTGCCATCATCCACAGCCACCCAGCCAGTCGCCCGGTGCCGAGCATGGCAGATCAGGTGGCATGTAACCGTAGCGGTCTGCCTTGGTACATCGTCAATCCGCTGACCTTTCAGTGGGGCGAAGCACTGCCAAACGACTACAAGCCGCCGCTAATCGGGCGTGAGTATTGCTGGGGCAGCTTGGACTGCTGGTCACTGGCGCGTGACTGGTACAAAGAGGAGTGGGATTTGGATTTGCCCGACTGGGATCGTCCTGGTCGTTTTGATTGGGACACCGCCCCACGATTTGACGAGCTGTACGCACAGGCGGGTTTTCGTGAGGTGTCACTGAAGCAGGCGCAGTATGGCGATGCTCTGTTGATGTCGATTGACTCAAAGGGCTTAAATCATGTGGCGATCTATCTGGGCGACCATTATGTGCTCCACCATTTGACCAATCGCCTGTCAAGCCGTGATTTATTAGGGGAGTGGCTCCTAAAATGCACGGGTAAGGTGGTGCGGCATGAGATTCGTTAAGGTCTACGGTCAGCTTGCTAAGCGCCTAGGTCAGCGAGTGTTTCGTGCTGATGTGGCAAGCCCTGCTGAGGCTGTGCGTTTTCTGTGCGCTAATTTTCCCGGCTTGGATCAGTGGCTGATTGATAGCGACCAGGATGGTATCGGCTACCGGGTCAAAGTCAGCAAGACGACGGTTGGCGAGGAAGATTTTGGGATGAGCTGTAACCCTGATGCGACCATTTCGATTACGCCGGTGCTGACTGGTGCTGGTGGTGGCACGGGCAAGATTTTGGCTGGGATTGGTTTGATTGCAGTGTCATTTTTGCTGCCTGGCGCAGGTATTTTTGGAACGACAAGTGTGTTTGGCCAATTAGCAGCAGGTACGGCTGGTCCGTGGGCAGCAGGTGTTGTAGGTGGCGCTTTCGCTACAGCGGCTGGTACAGCTTTTAGTGCCATTGGTGCATCGCTGGTACTCGGCGGCGTGGCGGAGATGATTTCGCCCAGAGCGCCAGCAAT